GATGTTGATCGCAGCGATCAGGATGCTGCAAGACGGGACAAGCCCCGGAACAGAGTATTTAGTCGTGTGGGCGCTGTTTTCTATCGCCGACGCGGTATGGGTACGAGGAGGTGCGCGATGAATAGCATTCAGGCGAGCCGGATCATGGGCAGGAACGGGGCAAAGTCGCGCAAGGCGACCGACCTGTACCCGACGCCGCCGGAGGTAACGGTGGCGCTGATGCGCTTTCTCAAGCTGCCGGCGGGGACGGATATATGGGAACCGGCCCGTGGGCAAGGGGATATGGTGCGAGCGCTGGCGGACTGCGGGATGGCTGTCTACGGCACGGATATCCGCGATGGGATAGACTTCCTGACCACTCGACAGCCGGGAAACGCGCCTGCGGCCGACTGGATTATCACGAATCCGCCGTTTTCGCTGGCGGACGAGTTTATCCGCCACGCGGCGGAGATCGGCAAGCCGTTCGCGATGCTGCTCAAGGCGCAGTATTGGCACGCGGCGAAGCGGGCGCAGCTTTTCCGCGAAATCCCGCCGAGCTACGTGCTGCCGCTGACGTGGCGGCCGGACTTCCTCTTCAAGGAACGGAACGGCAAAAAGGGCGCGAGCCCGCTCATGGACGTCATGTGGTGCGTGTGGCTGACGCCGCAGATGCAGGGCGTGCAGACAGTATTTAAGCCGCTGATGCGGCCGGAAAAGGAGAAATGAGCATGTTTGTCGGAGAAACGTATAGCTGGGTGCCGACGAGCTGGGAGGGGTCGAACGGGATCGTCTCAGCGCTCGGCAAGAAAGGCGGGGTACACGGGAGAATCGTGTACATCAACGAAAACCATCGGTATTTTACGGCGGAGGCAAACGTCGGCGGCGTGGTCATCCGCGAGAGCTTCAAATTTTAAGGAGGGTATAGACATGATCAGCTACAAGAATGAGAACGGAAACGTGAAGGAACTGGCGGCCGGAGGGACGATGGGAGACCTGCTCGCCGAATCAGCCTACCTGCTCACAGCGGTCTACAGTATGCTTGCGCGCAGAGACAAGGCAGCGGCAGAGATTTTCAAGGTGAGCATGATGATGGCCGTGGGAGACCCGGAATCGCCGGTATGGAAGAACATTGAACCGGACTGCATCAGCATCGCGCAGCGCGTCAAGCCGAAGGAGGGGCAAGAGCGATGACAAGTGACGAGGTTTTGACGGCGCTGCGGTGCTGCGCAAGCGACAACTGCAACGGATGCCCGAGCCACAACAGAGGACTGATCGCCACGAGCTGCATCAGCAGAACGATGCGGGAAGCGGCTGATTTGATCGAATTCCAGCAGCAGGGCCTTGAGGCGCTGACGAAGATGGACGAGGGGCTGAAAAAGCGGGGCGGCACGCTGAAAGAGTTCCTGCGACGCGGCGATGAAGTCGTGCAGGGGCACAGAGACCCTGCCGGACCGCCGGGCGATCCAGGTTTTGCGGGCGATATCTTCATCTGCCCGACGTGCAACTCGCCGCGCGTCTTCTATAACGCGGAGAAAGACGCCTACATATGCCCGAGCTGCGGGTGGCAGGACAAGGAGGGCTGACGGATGGTGGACTATCCCTATTTTTCACTGCGCGATCTGCGTGAGATGAATCGCCTGTTGGCGGTGTCGGACGCGACGTTTGGAAGATATTGCAAACGAACACAGAAGAAGCGGCGCAGGGATGCGCGGCGGAACAGGAGAAAATGATGGTTTCGGACGAGGCATTGAAAAAGCTGCAAGAGCAGATCGCGGCGTGGCCGATGGAACGGCGATTCGTGGTGCAGCAGCTCATTCGGGATTATTTGAGGGACCGGGAAGACCTGCGCGCCTATGAGGCGACAAGGCTGACGCCGCGCGGGGTCGAAATCCTCAAGGAAGAAAAGCTCAGCAGCGACGGTATGATCCTGATCGGGCGGCTGATGGGCAAGAAGCTACACGAGATCGGCTGCGAACGCCTGCACGAGCTGGTCGAGGCCGGCGCGGACGGGCGCGCGATCACGCTGCCGTGCAAGCTCGGCGGCGAAGTGTGGGCGCCCGGCTGCGGCAGAACGGTGAAACTGCGCGTCGTCGAGGCGGCGCTGCTTCTGCAAGGCGAGGACGGCGAGGGCTATGAGAAGCTGAGCGACTTCGGAAAGACATTTTTCGCGACGAAAGAAGGAGCGGAGGAGGCAAAGCGAAATGAATGGTTTACTTGAAAAGCTGCGGCGGGGCGCGATCAGGGCGCTCGGCGGGTACGTCGAGCAGGTTCCGCCGCCGAAACCGCAGGACACGCTGCTCATCAAATCGGAGAGCCGGAGGGTCGAGAAGATCACGGCAAAGAGCCGCATCTGCTACAAAGCGCTCGATGGAGACCGCGCCAGACAATGGGCGATGCGGCACACAAAAGAGGACCTTGTTGAATTCTTGATGCAGAAGATACTGGAAAGCGGTGCAATCGTCTTCGAAGAGAACTGTATCGAGAGCCGGTACGATGACATCGAGCTGCGCGCGACGGTGTACGTCGCGATGCCGGAGAAGTAAAGGAGGGAATGAAGCGTGAAGCGACTGACAAATGAAGCAGTCAGGGTGGACGAGAGCGTGGACCGGTATCTCGGTCCGCTCGCCGACCTTGAAGGTATGAAGCCGAAGCTGCTGGACCTGATTCTGAACGGTCCGGTGCTGAACGGTGTATCGAAGGACGTGCTGCGGCAGATCATTCGGCAGCTCTACAGCGCGCTTGCCGCCTATGAGGACACGGGGATGACGCCGGAAAGCGTGGAGGCGCTCAAGCTGTCCATGATGGGAAAGGCAATCGCGGAGATTAAGGAGTTTAACGGCCTTCCGGTCGACCGCCTGCGGGAGCTGGCCGATGCCGACAAGGACGATCGGCTGGTGGTGCTGCCGTGCAAGGTAGGCGACGGGCTTTGGACATTCTGCAGTCACCCGGTCGAGCAAGTTTACAGTTTTACTGTGACACATATAAGCACACTTAATGGGAGGACTATGCTGAACACATCACGTTGCGGCGTTATAGATGCGCGTGATGTCGGTAAGACCGTATTCCTCACCCGCGAGGAAGCGGAGAAAGCATTGGAGGGCATGACATGTTAGACACTTTGAATTTGCGCGGCGGGAGCACGAGCCAGTCGGTGCACGTGAACGCCGTGACCGGCGCGATCTTGAAAAACCATCCGAAAAGCTGGTTTACGCGGTTCAACCTGACAAGCGAATACGCGAAAACGCTCTTCGCCGAGGGCGGGCACAAGGCGATGAAAAAGGTGAGCATCAGGAGCGATCCGACCGATTGGAGGGGCTATACCCGCAACGAACGCGACCCCGACAAGGATATCACGATCCTGCAAATGGTTATTTGCGGCGACATGGAGGTCATCGCGGAGCTCGTCTACACCAAGGACTATGAGGGACGAGAGGGGACAAGGGAGGGCTGACGGATGGTGCAGGTATATTGCGATCGGTGCGGGCGGGTCATTACGGGGATGAGCGCGCATGAGCGTGTGAGCGTGACGGCCAGTGGCGCGGGCGGCGGGGAGATCGCGAAGCTCGACTTCTGCACATACTGCGCGGACTGGGCCATTAACACGCTGATGCGGCGGACGATGCTCGGCGCGGGCGAGAAAAAGGGCGCGAAGGCGGACAAGCCTGCGCCCATCGCGCCGCCGAAGAGCGAAAAGGACGGCCTTGCGTGGACGGCGGGACAGGACAAGCGGCCGGCCGCGGAAGCGCCGCCGCCCGAACCGCTCCCGACGCTGAGCGTCAAGGGCTACGGCGCGGCGGAGAAGCGGAAAATCTTCGACGCGCTGGTGCGCTACAAGGTGCGGACCGGCCCGGGGTGGACGGAGCGTGTGAGCGAGGCCTGCGGCGGGGACGTGAGCCGCGAGACGCTGCGCGCGATCGTCGTGGACGGGCTGATGGTCGACATCCACGTGTGGCGCGTCATTGAGCGGGGGCTCAGCGACCTGGGCGCAATGGAGAAAAAGGCATGAAGGTGACGTTTATTTTGCAGGCCGACGTGCCGGAGAGCGCTATCCAGGGCATCAAGGAGCGCGCAGCGATGGACCTTGAGCGCTACGGCGACGTGCGCGTCGTGAAGATCCTCGTCGAAAGGCCGCGCGAGCATGAGCAGTTACATCTTTGATCACGCCTGCGGGCGAAAAAGAAAGGAAACAGAACCATGAAACAGTACATCGGAACGAAACTCATCGAGGCGGAAAAGGCGTATCGCGTGGACGGCAAGGTCGTTACGCTCGCGGAGGACAGAGTGCCGTGCGGCAACGAGGTCGAGCACGGCTACAAGGTGCGCTATGCGGACGGGTATGAGAGCTTCAGCCCGAAGGAGGTGTTTGAGCGCGCCTATCTGCCGCTCGAGGTGAACGGCAAGCTCAAGACTGAGGCACCGAGCATCAGCGCGGAAATGGTCGAGCGGTTCATCGACCACCACGAAACCGTGACGATGGGCGGCAAGACGACCGTTGTGCGCGCGGTGCTGAAAAACGGCTTCGAGATCGTGGAGAGCGCGAGCTGCGTGAGCGCGGAGAACTACGACGAGGAGCTGGGGGAGGAAATCTGCATGGAACGGATTAGAAATAAGATTTGGGAGCTGCTGGGCTTCCTGCTGCAAACGGCGGTGGGCGGCGTGAACGGCGAGGCTGTGTTCGAGGAAGCCTACCGCGAGACGGCCGGTATGAGCTTCGGCCTCGCCATTGAAGCCGTGAAGAAGGGCAAGAAGATCGCCCGCCGCGGCTGGAACGGAAAGAACCAGTACGTTGAGCTGGCAGAGCGCATCAGCTACGAGAACGCGCAGCACGAGGTCATCAACGCACAGCACGAGGCCATCGGCAACAAGGCGCTGGCCTTTATCGGTACATCCGGCGTGCAGCTCGGCTGGCTCGCCTCTCAGGCGGACATGCTGGCCGACGACTGGCAGATCGTGGAGGGCTGAGAGATGCAGAAAATCAACATCAAGAAGCACACGAAGGAGCAGATGGTGAAAATGCTGGAAACGGCATATGAAGCCAACGAATCCGCGACCGCAGAATTGGAACGGACGGCGGCGCAGATCCATGCGCAGCAGGAGGAGATTGCCGCGCTGCGCGAAAAGCTCAAGGAAACGAAATCGGCGTATGACGCGGCGATGGACGACGAAGAACGCCGCGTTAGGAAATTAGAAGAGCAGGGCAGCGAGCTTGCACGCGCCAACGAGGAGCTCGAGAAGGCAAAGAACGAAAGCCGCGAGCTGGCAAAGCAGCTTGGCGAGCGCATGGTGGAGCTCAAGGCCGCGGAAGAGAACGCGCGCAAGGCCGCGGTAGAGACGAACAGCATCAGGGCGCAGCTGAGCGAGGCGGAGACGAACGCGAAGCGCAAGGAAGAGCTGCTGTGCGCGGCGCTGCACACGATCAAGACCGAGAAAAGCATCAAGGAGGGCTACCACAAGAGCCTCAAGTGGTGCATGGCGCACCCGTGGCGCAACCTGTGGCGCTGCGTGAAAGAGCATTTCCGATTCTGACACCATGAGCGGGGAGGGAGAAGGGCACATGTTTCGATACAAGAAGAGCGTGCCGGTGAGCTATGAGCGGCAGGGGTACATTTATTTCTCGTCGCTTCTCTACCGCGAGATGCCGGAGCGGGCGCAGCAGAAGATCCTGAACCTGTGCATGGAGTGCGGCGGCGGAGACTACTACCGGGCGCTCTTCGAATTCGTGACGACGGACGCGAACGCGACGTACATCTGCATGAAGCATTCTCTCTCCCGCTCGACGCTCGAGCGGATCGTGCGCAGGTACTACGAACGATTCCCACCACGACTATAACAGGGCTTCGGCCCTGTGTGCGCTGCCGCAAAAGGGCGCGGCGGCGCACAGAAGGCCGAACAGATACTTTATTCAATATCACACGCGCGCGTGCGCGTGTGATTCGAGCTTGTAACGTATCTTAACTTAACGAACAAATCCAGTACAGGAGGACAGGGCTGTGTATCGAGGCAGAACATTCAACCGGGAACGGGTGTACGTATGCGGCGAGTATCTCGACGGAGACATTTACCCTGTCTTTCAAAAGCCCGGAGAGCGGAGAAAGAGATGCCGCCCGACGAGCGAGATTCAGAAGAAGCTGAACCAGAGGAACGCGGCGAAGAGATTGACGCGCATCGTGCACATGAACTTCACGAGCCGCGACCTCGCCCTGCATCTGACGTATGACCGGGAGCACATGCCGGAGAGCGCAGAGGACGCGCTGCGCATCGTGCAGAACTATCTGCGTGCCCTCAAGCGGCGGTACCGCAAGCTCGGCTTGGAACTCAAGTACATACTCTCCACCGAGTACGGCGGGAGAAGCGGCCGCGTCCACCATCACCTGATCGTGAACGCAGGATTAGACCGCGACGCGATGGAAGCGCTATGGGGGCGCGGCTACGCCAACAGCAAGCGCCTGCAATTCGGCGACGAGGGCGTGAGCGGCCTGACGCATTACATCACCAAGGGCGACGCGAGCTACAAGCGGTGGAGCGGCAGCAGAAATCTCGATCAGCCGGAAGCGCAGCCGCCGCGCGACGATCTGACAATGGAGGACGTGCGCACGCTTTTCGAGGCGGCGGAAATCCATCTGGCAAACGAATGGTTTGAATCACGCTTCCCCGGCTATGAGCTTGTGAGCTGCGAGCCGCGCCGCAACGAGACGAACAGGGGGTATTATATCCATTTCGAGATGCGGCGAAAAAAAACTACTTGACATGTTACATGGAACAGTATATAATTACATGTAACAGGAGGTGAGACGATGGCGCAGGAAAGCCGCGCCGAGTACATGAAAGATCGCCGTGCCAACTTCAAAGCATTCCACGTTGAGGTCGAGAAAGAGCGAATGAAGCGCTTGGAAGATCGACTCGATCAGCAAGGAAAAACGAAGAAGCAATGGCTCGACGAAAAGATCGATGAAGAACTCGGAAAATAGCAGAACACCCGCCCGGCCGGTCAAAGCATAGGCGAGTGTTCAACACCGCAGAGGAAATCTCCAACGGTAAATTCATTCTACCACAGGGGGTTCCTCCGCACAAGAGAAAATTTTGAGGAGGAAACTATGAACAGCAATTGTGTTCCCGTTTACCGGGACAGCATCGAATCAGAGGCCATGATGTGCCGGTGCATCCAGAGCACGCTGACGCTCATCCGCGCGGCGGTGGAAAGCCAAACATCGGATTACAGCAGAGAGGTCGGCGAGGCCTGCTATCTGCTCGAGAGCGCAATGGATCAGCGAATCTATGAGCTGAGCCGCATGGCGGAAGGCAAGCTGACCGGCGACCCAAAGGTCGGAGGTGCGGCATGAACATGACACCGATGCCACAGGAGAGCGCGGCGGAGATCGCGCGCATGAACCGGTACATCCAGAAGACCAAAGGCGCGGAAAAGACCGTGTACGACATGACGCTCAAGGAAATGGGGTCGCTGCGGGACATGACGAAGCGCGGCAAGGGCTGGGACGCGGTGGAGCTGGCCTTCCTGTACGGGCGGGCCAAGGGCTACCGCGCGGCCAAAGCGGAGGTGAGCGCATGAGATTCATACTGAACGCAAAAGGTCTGCGAGATATAATTAACTTTGCAATGGTCGACGAGCCGGATTATATCGAGATCGAGTTGCACGAAAGCGAAAAGAGGGACAAAAGCCGCATTGAGCTTCATTTGTGGCGACAAGAAAGAACAGACACAGGATATCCAAAGTCGGGACGGTACGAGCACAACGCGCGCATAGTGTACGTCGATAAGCACTTAGGCGAGAAACTAAAACTGCCATCAATTTACCGGGAGGAAAGAGCATGAAGTTTGTTTTCAGCGTAGAAGAACTTTACGAAGCAATCGCAGACTTGTATGACGATGGGAGAACTTCTGTTGAAGTCAGCTTAAACGAAAAGGGGAAGCTCGGAAAACCGTGCATTGAGCTTCATTCGTGGAAGCTCGGAAGAACAGAGTACGAAGAAACGGAGGTCTGCGTAGACCAATACGCAAGCAAATAACGCGAAAGCACCGGAGGGAGTCTTCCTTCCGGTGCTTTTTTTTTGAAACGCAACACGACAACGCGCGCGGGGGAGCCCGGGCGCGCTGTGCGCGTGCACGATCGGAAAGCATTTGCCGTGCTTCGCGCGCGTGCGCGCGAGGAAACGCCGATAGCCTTAGAGCCGCAAGGGATTGCGGCTCTTTTTTCATGCCCGAAAGTTGACGGTTCGTGACGTGTTGCATTTGCTACACTTTTTCCTAACAGGAGAGAAAAGAGGTGAGGCGCGAATGGCGCGGCAGAAGAAATACGGCACGGCGAAGGCACTTGAAAAGGCGTGCGAACGCTATTTCGCGTCGATCACGCGGCGGGTGAAGGTGACGGAGCTGGTCGACTCTGGCGAGCGGGACGACAAGGGGCACGTCATCATGCGGCCGGTGCCTGTGGAAAACAGTCTGGGCGAAGAGCTATACACGACCGAATACCTGCTGCCGCCGAGCATGCACGAGCTGTACGCCACGCTCGGCATCGACAAATCGACGTGGAGCCGGTACATGGCCGAGGGCGAGGACTATGCGCGCGTGGGCACGTGGGTCTACGAGCGCATGAAGGCATGGAACGAGCACGAGATGCTGACGCGCGAGGGGAAGAACCTCAAGGGCATTCTCTTCAACCTGACGAACAACTACGGATACAGCGAGAAGAAGGAAGTGGAGCTCGGCGAGCGGGCGACGAAGACGGTGACGGCGGCGAGCATTCCGCTCGAGGACCGGCAGGAGATGCTGCGCGAGCTGATGCAGGAGTTTGAGCGCGATGAGCGGGAAGACGGAAGCGAGCCTTGAGCGAGAGCTTGAAGTGGCACTGTGGTGGCGGGACTTCCGCGCGACGAACAACCGCGCATTCCTGCCGCTGCTATTCGACCGGCACCGCTATCTCGTGCTCAAGGGCGGCGGCGGCTCGGGCAAGTCGATCTTCACCGGAAGGCTCATCTTAGAGCGCGTGACGAGCGAGCCGGGGCACCGATGGCTCGTATGCCGAAAGGTCGCGAAGACGCTGCGCGAGAGCTGCTTTGAGCAGCTGTGCGGGCAGATCTCGGACTACTACCCGGAGAGCGGGGCGAAGGTCAACAAAAGCGACATGAGCATCACGTTTGCAAACGGCAGCAAGATCCTCTTCGCCGGACTCGACGACCCGGAAAAGCTCAAGTCCATTTACGACATCACGGGCATCTGGATCGAGGAAGCAAGCGAGCTGGAGAAGAAGGACTTCGATCAGCTGGACATTCGACTGAGAACGAACTTCCCCTACTACCTGCAAATGATCCTGACCTTTAACCCGATCAGCATCACGCACTGGCTCAAGAAGCGATTCTTCGACCACCACGACCCGCGCGCGACGGTGCACGAGAGCACGTATCTCGACAACCGCTTTCTGACGGCGGAGGCCATCACGACGCTCGAGGCCTTCAAAGAGACGGACGAGTACTACTACCAGGTCTATTGCCTCGGACAGTGGGGCGTGACGGGCAAGACGGTGTTCGACGCGAAAAAGGTGAGCGAGCGGCTGCTCGTCGTCGAGCGGGCGAAGAAGCCGAGGCGCGGCTACTTCGAAAACGTCGTCAAGGAAGACGGTGTACACCTCGAGCGCTGGGCGTGGGTGGACGATCCGGACGGCTCGGTGACGATCTACGAGGATGTCGTCCCCGGCCGGCCGTATGTCATCGGCGGCGACACGGCGGGCGACGGCAGCGACTACTTCGTGGGGCAGGTGCTCGACAACATCACGGGAAAGCAGGTCTGCACGCTGCGCCACCAGTACGACGAGGACACGTATGCGAGGCAGATGTACTGCCTCGGCAAGTACTACAACGACGCGCTGCTCGCCATCGAGACGAATTTCTCGACGTACCCGACGAAGCTGCTCGACCTGATGGGCTACCGCAACCTGTACGTGCGCGAGGTGGAGGACGACTTCACAGGCAAGATCAAGCACGCCTTCGGCTTCCAGACGAACCGGCTGACGCGGCCGGTGATCCTGTCTGAGCTCATCCGCATTTTGCGCGAGAGCATGAGCACGGTGAACGACCGCGACACGCTGCTCGAGATGCTGACATTCGTGCGGCGGGAGAAAGACCTGCAGGGAGAGGCCGAGCCGGGCGCGCACGACGACTGCGTGATGGCGCTGGCGATCGCGCATTACGCGCGGCCGCAGCAGACGATGGAAATTAAGACCGCCGGCAGCGCGAAGAAAACGCGCTGGACGGCGGACATGTGGGAGGACTACAACAGCGCGAGCGAGACCGAGCGGGCAGAAATGCTGGCGCTCTGGGGCGAGCCGCGATGAGAGGGAGAAAAGACATGGAAGAAAAAGAAAAGGCAAGAGCGATCAGCGAGGAGCTGCGCGAGTGGCAGGCGAGGCTCAATGAGAGCGACGCCAAGTGGTCGAAAGAAGTCGAAAAAATGAACGAGCGCGAGGCGGTCTACAACGGGGACCGCACGATGCAGCCGCTCGTCCCCGGCGACACGCACCGCGACGGCACGCTGAAAAAGACAAGCCACGTGCGCAACATCACGTTTGAGAACATCGAAAGCCAGGTATCGAGCAGCATTCCGCAGCCGAAGGTGACGCCGCGGCGAAAGAAGGACGAGCACCTGGCCGACGTGATCGAGCACTTTCTGCGCAACGAGCTCGACCGGCTCCCGTTTGAGGCGCTGAACGATCTGGCCGAGCGGACGGTGCCCATCCAGGGCGGCGTGGGCTTTTTGGTCGAGTGGGACAACACGAAGCGCACGAGCACGACCGTCGGCGAGGTGAACGTGACGCTCATCCACCCGCAGCAGTTCGCACCGCAGCCGAACGTCTACACGGGCATTGCCGATATGGATTATTTCATCGTCAAGGTGCCGACGACGAAGGGCTACGTCGAGCGCCGCTACGGCGTGCTGCTTGAAAACGAGGGCGAGAGCGAGCCGGATGTCCGTGGCGGCGACGGCTCCACGAGCAACCGGAACCTGACGCTTTACATCGGCTACAAGCTCAACGAGCGCGGCGGCATCGACCGCTACACGTGGGTGAACGACACGGAGCTCGAAAACCTCAAGGACTATCAGGCACGCAGGCAGCCGGTGTGCAAGAGCTGCGGCAAGGTAAAGCCGCTGCCGGGGCAGGAGGTAAACGGCGCGGCCTACTCAGGCGGTGCGTGCCCGTGGTGCGGCGGCAAGGACTGGGAGAGCAAGACGCAGGACTTCGAAGAGCTCTACGCGCCGGTACAGCGCAGCGACGGCACGTTTGTCGGCGGGATGCAGGAAACGCTCGACGAAAACGGCCTGCCGGTACAGGCGCCGGTGCGCATCCCGTATTACCGGCCGAACCGCTACCCGATCATCTTGCAGCGCAGCGTGAGCGTCTTCGGCCAGCTGCTCGGAAACAGCGACGTTGACATGATCCGCGACCAGCAGAACACGAGCAACCGCATCGAGCAAAAGATCATCGACCGACTGATGAAGGCCGGCACGCGCATCACGCTCCCCGACCGGGTGGACCTGCGCACCGATCCCGAGGACGGCGAGCGCTGGTACATCGGGAAGCCGAGCGACAAAAGCCTCATCGACGTCTACGATTTTTCGGGCAATTTGCAGTACGAGCTCACGTATCTGGCGCAGGTGTACGAAGAGGCGCGGCAGATCATCGGCATCACTGACAGCTTTCAGGGAAGGCAGGACACGACCGCAACGAGCGGCAAGGCCAAAGAGTTTTCCGCTGCGCAGGCGGCGGGACGCCTCGAGAGCAAGCGCGTGATGAAGAACGCGGCCTACGCTGAGCTCTTCGAAACGATGTTCAAATTCTGGCTGGCGTACTCGGACGAGCCGCGGCCGGTGACGTATAAGGACAGCACGGGCGAGACGATGTACGAGGAGTTCAACCGCTATGACTTCCTCGAAGAGGGTGAAGACGGCGAGCTGCACTGGAACGATCAGTTCCTTTTCTCGTGCGACACGAGCGCGCCGCTGGCGAGCAACCGCGAGGCGATGTGGCAGGAGACGCGGCAGAACCTTGAGGGCAGGGCCTTCGGCGACCCGACAGACCTCGAAACGCTCATTTTGTTCTGGGCGAAGATGGAGGAGCTGCACTACCCCGGCGCGGCGCAGACGAAAAAGCACCTCGAAGAGAAGGCGCAGCGGCAAGAAGAAATGGCCGCGCAGCAGGCGGCCATGCAGGGCGATATGCCGGGCGGCGCTGGCGTGCCGGACGAGCTGGCCGCGGCGATCGACGCGCAGGCACAGCAGGACGCCATGAACGCCGCGAGCGGACAGGCGGAAGAGCTTTACACGCCGCAGTAAGAAAGGCTAAAGGCGCGAAAGATGACGCGCAGAGCATAGAAGTCCCCGCAAGGGGGACGCCGCATCCGTAAGGCAGCAGAGCTGCCAACGGCTGCGCAGCCGCAGGGCAACAGCGGGAAAATGCCGAATCCAAAGGAAAGGAGGACAGGGGCATGAGCGATAAGAGCGGTTACGTCGGCAGAATCAAGAACGGCGGCACGCAGGTCGTGAAAGCGCCGAACCAGCAGACCGACGCGAAGAAGGGCGTCGTGCACACCGGCAGCGACCTTCGCACGGGCAAGAAGTAAGCAAAGCGGAAACGCTTTACAACGCAGCAATATGAAGCTGCAATGCGCAGGGCGATAGCGGGAATATGCCAGAGAGGAAGAGAACATGGAATTCACGGAAAAAGACGTCTTTGAAGCGATGGGCCTGACGGTGCCGCCTGACGAGGCAGGCACGCAGCAGGAGCCCACAGGCGCAAACGAGCCGGGCGCCGCTGCCCCGGCTGCAGAAGAGACCAACGGCGCACCGGAGGGCGGCGATACCGGCACGACGGGCGGCGAGGGCGCAGAGGGCGCCGTAACCGCTCCCGATGGCCAGGACGGCGCGGAAGGCGCAGAAGACAACAACGATGCGGAGGGCACGAAGAAGGAGCAGACCCCCAACGAGCGCAGAGCTCATGCGGCGGCGCGGCGCAGAGCCGAGCAGCAGGCCGCGGTGGACGCGGCGCTCAAGGCGCAGAGCGAGAAGATGGCCGCGGAGTGGAAGGCTTTTTTCGAAAGTGCGGGGCTCAAGAACACGATCACGGGCGAGCCCATCGCGACGAAGGAGCAGTTTGACGAGTGGTCGAAGTCCTTCAAGCAGCAGAAGCTCGAAAGCGACCTCAAGGCCGGGAAGTTGACGCAGGAATCTCTCAATGAGGCGATCAGCGAGAATCCTGTTGTGAAGCAGGCGGCCGAGATCGTGGCGGCGCATGAGCGCGAGCAGGCCGCGGCGGAGCAGGAGAAAATGCAGCGCGCCATCGATGAGCAGATCAAGAAGATCCACGCGCTCGAGCCCGAGGTGAACGGCGTGGAGGATCTTTTGAAGCTGCCGGAGAGCGAGGAATTCTACGCGCGCGTGAAGAGCGGCATGTCGTTTTACGACGCCTACCTCATTTCGACGCATGAGCGGCGCGAGAAGGCGCTGGCCGAGGCAGCGAGAGCGCAGGCCTTGACGGGTCAGAGGGGTAAGGACCACCTGACCGGCGCGGCGGCATCCCGCGGCGCGGGCGGCAAGGTCGTGACGAGCGAGGAGCTGGCGAGCTTCCGCATCTTCAATCCCACGGCGACGGACGAGGAGATCCGCACGTGGATCGAGAAGAACAGAAACTAACGAGACAAGGAGGAACGCAATGTTTATTCCCATCAAATCGACGGACGGGGCAATGACCCCGTTTGAGTACATCGAAGCGGCGGCGGGCACGTATCAGGTCGGCCAGCTGCTCAACGTGACGGACGGCAAGCTGGCGGCGATCGCTGCCGACCAAGCGACCACGCCGCCCTATGTGTGCATGCAGAGCGGCACGGTGGCCGCGGGCGAGCTGCTGGCGGTGACGCGCGTGCAGGGCAAGTACACCTTTGAAACCGAGCTTGCGGCGGCCGCTGCGGCCGTGAAGGTCGGCACCAAGATCCAGGTGGCGAGCGGCGGTCTCAAGGCAAAGTACGTCACAGGCGCATCGGACGCAGCGGTGCCCGGCACGTTCGAGGTCGTGAGCCTTGAGGGCACGGCAGCGGGCAGCATGATCCGCGGCCGCTTTGTATAAGGAAAACGGAAGAGAGGAGAGAAAGTAAGCAATGAAAATCATTTTTTCAGAATCGAGCAACCTGAACAACAGCGTTTACGGCAACTGCCAGGCGCCGATCAAGATGTTCCTTGAAAAGCGCGGCGAGGAATTTGAGCAGAACAGCGTGCTGAAGAACCTGTTCCTGACGGGTTCTTCCAAGAACTACGGCGACGTGATGACCACGCTGACGGCCATGAGCGGCTTTGAGCCCGTGGGCGAGAACGGCGCTTATCCGCTGGACGGCATGCAGGAGGGCTACCAGAAGTTCCTCAAGTACCAGACGTGGAAGGATTCTTTCAGCGTGTCTAAGGAGATGATCGAGGACGGCAAGCTGCTCGACATGCGCAAGCAGCCTGCGGCCTTTATGACCTCTTACAAGCGCACGCGCGAGCTCTTCGGCGCGGCGCTGTACGGCGCGGCCATGATGGGCAACGGCAGCGTGACCTTCAAGGGCGTCAAGTTCGACCTGACGGGCGCGGACGGCAGCAACCTGTTCGCCAAGGAGCACGTGCCCAAGGTGAGCGGCGACAAGCAGTGCAACTGCTTCAAGGATGCGTTCAGCGTGGACGCGCTGGGCAAGCTCGAGACCAAGATGCACCTGTTCCGCGGCGATAACGACGAGATCCTTGACGTGGCTCCCGATACGATCCTGATCCCCGAGAACGCCGACCTCAAAAAGGCGGTATTCGCGGCGATCGGCGCGGACAAGGACCCCGTGAGCGCGAACAACGCCTTCAACTATCAGTACGGCCGCTGGAACGTCATCGTGTGGCCGTACCTGAACCACTACATCACAAACGGCGTCGCCCCGTGGGTGCTGCTGGACAGCAAGTACAACGAGACCTACGGCGGCGCGGTGTGGAATGACCGCATTCAGCTCGATGTGCGCTCCACCATCGACGAGAACACAGACGCGAACGTCTGGCGCGGCCGCAGCCGCTTCAACGCGTGCTTCAACGACTGGCGCTTTGCCGCCATCGGCGGTATCGCGGCGGGCAACTCGCTCTAAGGAGCATACCCCAAGGGCGGGCGTGGGAAATGACCCGCGCCCGCCCTTATCATCTCGAAAGAAGGGAGAGAGGAACGTGACACCGAGAAAGGTGATCCAGCGCGTGGACGAGGCGAAGCCGAACGCCTTCCCGGAGGAAGCAAAGTTCGAGTGGCTCATGGCCCTTGAGGGCAGGATCGCGGCGGATGTGCTGCTGGCGATGCCGGCGGAGCTGGCGGCCATCATGGGAAAGACATTCGCAGACGGCATGGACGAAGAGCTGCTCGTGAAAGCGCCGCACGACGAGCTCTACGCGCTGTATCTGAAAGCATACATCGACAAGGAAAACGGCGAATACAACCGCTACGCGGATTCGAGACAGCTCTACAACGAGGCCTACGGCAACTTCGTGCGCTACTGGGGCAGGACATACGAACCGGCGCAGGGCTATGAAAGGGGGTACGTGATCCGATGAGGACCATTGAAGTGAAGGAGCTCGCCTATCTGCCGCTGGGCAGGCAGGGCGAGAACAAAGCGCAGAGGATCGTCTGGCCGGGGATCGCGGATTCGTGGGCGCGGCTGTACGGCGAGGGCGTCTTCGCGCTGACGGTGCTGCGCGAGGGCGATAGCGCACCGTATCCCGCGAGCCTTAAGAGCGAGAACGGTGACGTGATCTGGACGCTGAGCAACGCCGACACTGCCAGGGCAGGCGAGGGCATGGCTGAGCTCACCTACACCGTGGGAGGCGCGATCGCCAAGAGCCGGACGTGGCGCACGGTGGTCGAGCCGTCGCTGAGCGCAAACGGCACGACCGAGCCGCCGGAGGCTTATCAGAGCTGGGTGGACGAGGTGCTTTCGGCGGCGGCGGGCGTGGAAAGCGCCGTATCCAAGATGCCATACGTCGACAGCACGACGGGGAACTGGTTCAAGTGGGACGCGGCGTCGGGAGCCTTTGCCGATACCGGCGTTCCTGCAACTGGCCCGCAGGGAGAGCAGGGACCCAAGGGTGACACCGGTGAGCAGGGACCCAAAGGCGATACCGGCGCGACAGGCCCCAAGGGGGATACCGGCGCGACAGGCGCGCAGGGCCCAAAGGGAGAAAAGGGCGACACAGGTGCAACGGGCGCGCAGGGCCCGCAGGGTGAGCAGGGCATCCAAGGCGTTCAGGGCATTCAGGGCCCGAAGGGGGATACCGGAGAAACCGGCAGCACTGGTCCGCAGGGGCCGAAAGGCGACAAAGGCGACGCCTTTACCTATGACGACTTTACGGAAGCGCAGCTTGCTGCGCTGAAAGGCGCGAAGGGCGACACGGGCGAGCGCGGGCCGAAGGGCGAAACGGGAGATACCGGCCCACAAGGGCCCCAAGGTGACAAGGGTGATACCGGTGATACCGGACCCCAAGGCCCCAAGGGTGACACAGGTGAAACGGGTCCGCAGGGGCCTCAGGGCGAACAGGGCGTCAAAGGCGATACCGGCGCAGTTGGCCCGCAGGGGCCGCAGGGCGAGCAAGGCATTCAGGGGCCCAAGGGAGACACAGGCAGCGGATTCCGGGTTCTCGGCTACTACGCGAGCAAGGAGGCGCTGGACACAGCACACAAGGCCACGGCCAAGGCGGGCGACGCTTACGGCGTCGGCACTGGTGAGCCTTACGACATTTACATCTTCGACGGCGTGACGAATGCTTTTGTCGACAACGGCCCTTTGCAGGGCGCGAAGGGCGACAAAGGCGATACGGGCGCGCAAGGCCCTGCCGGTCCTGCAGGTGCGGATGGGGCACCCGGCAAAGACGGAGAAACCGGCCCTCAGGGTCCGCAAGGTGAGAAGGGCGATACAGGTCCGCAGGGGCCGAAGGGTGAAGACGGAGCGCCCGGTAAGGACGGAACAAACGGCACGAACGGCAAGGACGGTGTGACGTTTACCCCCAGCGTGAGCGACGCGGGCCTTTTGAGCTGGACGAACGACGGGGGCAAGACGAATCCGAAGTCCGTGAACATCAAGGGGCCCAAGGGCGACCCGGGAGCTGACGGAGCGCCCGGCAAGGATGGCGGCACGGGTCCGCAGGGGCCCAAGGGCGACCCGGGCGCGGATGGCAAGGACGGCGCGAACGGTGTAACGCCGACGATCGGCAGCAACAGCAACTGGTTTATCGGCACGACCGACACGGGCAAGCCCTCGCGCGGCGAGAAAGGCGATCCCGGAGACACGGGACCACAAGGGCCCAAGGGAGACCCCGGTGCAGACGGCAAGGATGGTGGAACAGGCCCGCAAGGGCCGCAGGGGAATCCAGGCGTGGATGGCAAGGATGGCACAACCTTCACCCCATCCGTCAGCGCGAGCGGAGATCTCTCGTGGACGAACGACGGCGGCAAGGACAACCCTGCGACCGTGAACCTGAAAGGCCCCAAGGGAGACACCGGTCCCCAAGGTCCGCAGGGCGAGCAGGGCGAACAGGGCCCGCAGGGTCCCGCAGGTCCCGTCAACGTCCCCGCGACCACGGCCATCCTCAAGGGCAACGGCTCGGGCGGCATCGTGGCAGCGACGAAAGGCACGGACTATGCATCGCCGCCTACCGCCTGCAAGGTCAAACTGACGGTCGCGGGTTGGAACAGCTCGGCCAAAACACAGAGTGTGACGATCGACGGCGTGTCGGCGGATGAGGCGAGCCAGCTTCTGCTGCCGATGCCGACCGCTGCGAGCAAGAGCGCATATGACGATGCCGGTATCCAGATGACGGGTCAGGCCGCGAACAGTGTGACCTTTACGTGCGACACGGTGCCGACCGCAGCCATTGAGGTGTGGGTCGTGATCCAAAGCGTGAAGGACGTCACCCCCCCCTCAGTAACTGAGACGTGGGTGTTCAATAAATCGTTCCAAACGTTTACGAGCGAAGATGTGACATACCAAATTGGCTTTACGTCCAGCGGCAGCACGTTTTCGAGCCTTACTGTACAAGGATCGAAATCCGCAGTAGGTGAAGGGCGTTATGACGCTGGCGGCCTAATTTACGATTCCACACAGGTGTATTCTGGGTTCGGCACATGGAAGGATCTTACGTACCGTACGATCACGCTCGCAGAGCCCGCGACGGGCGCATTCTTCGAGTGGCTGCAGCAGGCCGCAGTCAAACAGTAACAATCAGCGACATAAAAGATTGGAGGTGGTCGCGTGATCTATAATTTACCGCAAGTTAAACAGGCGAAACAAGAAACGTGGGTCATCAATGACGATTTTGCCTTATTAGATTCGCTCACAAACGTTAAAGCTGATATTAAATTTGTGTCAAACGGTGAATCGTTTGATGGTTTAGTGTGCAGCCAAGACAGAAGATATTCTGTTATCTCTTATTTTACTGGCGCTACATACAAACGGGTTTGGGATTCTGACGGTGGCTGGGCAGGGGTAAGCTCACAAGCTTACCGAACCGTCATCTTCGACGAAGAACCGACCGGCGATCTGCTCGCGTGGCTACAGGCAAACGCTGTCAAACAATAAGGAGGAATCTATGATTTTTAACACGACAACTCCCGCTGGAAATGCGGGGGGGGGGCGTATGAAGAGGTGACGATTACAGGGTCTTCTGCCTTATCCTCACTCACGATATTCTACATCGACGAGCAAGGTACATACCAGTCTTATACGTTACCTGATACTTCCAAGACTTATAAGATTAAAGTACAGAGCCCATCTGTATTTGGAATTGATGTTTCGGATCATAGTATTGGAAGCACAGATGAGTATGTGACTGGCGGAACGCTTTGCAGCCAGATGTCAAACCCCATGCTTCCAGGATCTATACCTGGCTTAGCAATTTATCATATTTAACATCATGAAAGGAGGGCTTACGATGAGCTTTATCAGAGTAAAGTGCCTGAGAGAGAGAGAGAGAGAGAGAGAGAGACGTAGCCTCGCGGCTAAGGTGCGCGCATGATCGCGAACGTCGCACCGAGAAAAGCGAGCGGAGCGGGGAAGACGTATACGATTACGTGTGGCAAAAAAGTCACAACATTACCAGTCCCAGTAAATCCGAATGCGGGGGACATTGTCACGTTCGGTTATTTATCATTCGAGACATTTACCATTCGCGGAGCCAACTCTCAAGCGGAAATTCCATATCTCAGTGGGACTCCGGAAGGGGTATCACCGCAGGATGGATTCGACTCCAAGTATTACTTCGTCATGCCTGCGGAGGATGTAACCATCTCGTAACGGAGGTGGCGGCATGATTCTGAATCCGACGCAAAAGACAAAGAACGAGACGCAGGGCCCTGTGTGGGTGCTTATTAAGACTGGAGGCTGAATCATGGCTGGAGATCTCTTACTTTCACAGACTATTTCCATTCCATTTAGCGGAAAGTTGCAAGACGGATTAACAGTTTTGGTGACGTTTTCCTATGGCGGGTATTTAGCTATGTCCGTAGCTATGTATACTTACGGTCGGTGGACGTATGCGTCAACCGACGGCGGATCAGGTGTTGGGCTGTCTAATATGACAGTCAACGGCTCAACATTGACGTGCTCTTTGGCGTGGCCTGGCGACGCTGCGTATTACATGGTCATCGAAGCGGATAATTTCCCGCTCTAAGAACAATTAAATAAACCAATTCGGGGCCGACAGCTTCGGCTGTCGCCTCCATGAACGCCCGCCAGAGGCGCGAACAATCAATCTTATCGCTTAAAGGAGTGATTACATGGCAACATACATCAAAGTCAACAACACCGAGTACCCTGCAACCATCACGGGCGAGCAGGCGGGCGGCAAGATCACGCTGCAATATCTGCCGCATGAGCTGGCGGGGAATTATTTCAAGGCGGTGTAATGCGCCGCAGAAAGGGAGCGAGAAATGGGAGATTTGGCAAGCATTGCGTCTCTGTGCTCTGAGGTGACGGTCATCCTCGGGGCGCTGGCGCTGTTCATTAAGCCGTTGCGCAACAAGATCCTCGGCCTTGACAAGCTGGTGGATGCGCTCAAGTGCGAGCTGCGGCACGATATGCTGCATACATACTACCGGCACAGGGAGGACAAGTTCATTCGGCAATACGAGTTGGAAGACTTTCTGTACCTCTACAGAGGCTACAAGGCGCTCGGCGGGAACAGCTTTATCGACAAAATCAAAGGCGAGGTCGACGAGTGGGAGGTCAGATCGTGAAAAAGGCGTGGACGGCGGCACGGGAGCACTGGGACAGGATGAAGAAGCGGGACAGGTACATATCCATCGCCATTTTCAGCCTGACGTGGTACACCGTCGCCTCGCTCACCATGGCGGCGCTCGGCGTGCCGCCGCCCGACGTGCTGACGGAACGGTGGTTCAAAGCATGGACGACGGAGCTCGTCGTGGTGGCGGGCATCAAGATTTTCAGAAAGGACGATACGGTTTTATGAATGAATTACTGAACAAAAGAATTGCGAACCTTCTCAGCGTGAAGAGCCTTGTGACGATCGCGCTGACGGCGACATTCTGTATCCTGACGGTGCGCGGCGCGGTCACGCAGGAGTTTAACACCGTGTACCTCATGGTCATTGCGTTCTACTTCGGCACGCAGAACGCGGCGGGCAGCGCGAAGGGAGAGTGAGCGGTGTGAATATCCGCAAATACCCGGCAAACGCCGGGAACGTCGGCGGCACGCGCGCGGCGAGAAGTATCCGCTACATCGTGATCCACTACACCGGCAACGACGGCGACACGGCGATGAACAACGCCAAGTATTACGCGGGCAACGTCGTGAAGACCAGTGCGCACTACTTCGTGGACGAGAAGGAGATCGTGCAGAGCGTGGACGACCTGTGCATCGCGTGGGCGGTGGGCGGAAAGAAGTACCCGAGCTGCGCGCAGACGGGCGGCGGGACGCTGCACGGCCGCTGCCTGAACGCAAACAGCATCAGCATTGAGCTGTGCGACGCGAAGAGAGACGGCGCATACGCGCCGGACGCGCGCACCGTGGAGCGTGCGCTTGCGCTGACGCGCGAGCTGATGAAGAAGTACAACATCCCGGCAAGCAACGTGATCCGTCACTTTGACGTGACGGGCAAGCTGTGCCCCGCCTACTGGTCGGGGAGAGAGAACGCGGGCAAGTGGGAAAAGGAATTCCACGGCAAGCTGACGGCGCCCGATTACCGCGCGCAGCTTCAGAAGCGCGCGGGGTTGACGGACGGCACGATGGATTACCTTGAAAAATATCAGTACGGCGAGGACCTTGTGCGCAAGCTCGCGACGATGAAGTAAAGCACGGGGCGGGAGAGCGTGCAGCTCTCCCGCCCGAAGAGAAAGGAGGGGAGGAAGGATGCCTTCCAACTGGCTATACATCGACACGAATTTTCCGTCGTTCACGCAGAAGGAGAGCGTGAACGACAAGGTCGAGACGATGCAGGACTACCTCTTCATGCTCGTCGAGCAGCTGCGCTACACGCTGCACAACTTAGACCTTTCCAACATGAACAAGACGGCGGCGGACGAGTTCGTCAAGCAGATCACCGATCCCATCTACGGCGAGATCAAGGACGCGGAGGGGAACATCACGCAGGTCGCGCTCGTGGCCGAGGGGCTGGCGGCGCGCATCGGCGACGCCGAGGGGAACATCACGCAGCTGCAAGCGACAGCAAAGGGCTTACAGGCGAGCATTTCGAACCTCGACGGCGCGATCACAAACATCAAGGCCGACGTGAACGGCATCCGCGCGACGGTGAGCGGCAAGATCGACGACAGCGATGCGCAGACGCTTATCGACCAGAACTTGCACAAAATCACGCTGGCGGCGACGAGCGGTTCGAGTGGCACGACTTTCACGCTGAGCAAGGACGGCGCGCAGATCGCGAGCACAGGAACGGTCGACCTGCACGTCAAGTCGGTCAACATCGATGGCACGCTGACGGCGGGCGCGCTGCGCGGCGGGAGCGTGAGCCTGCTGGCCGGAGATACCCCTGTCGGCAGCATGGATCTTGCCTACACGGGCACGGGGCAGGTCGGCGTCGGTCTGACGGCGACCTATGGTGGCATGAAGATGCACGCAGCGGGAAATATCTTTCTTAAATCCGAGCTGGGGCCGTTTGCATTGATCGGAAAAGACGATGCCAGCGACTACCCTGTCGTCTCGCTCGGCGGCGGCTATCTGGTGCTGAGCGGCAACTACATGTTTGGCGCTTCGCCGCCGAGCCACGCGCCGTATGGCACGGTGTTTTTCATCGAGGAGTAAGGCATGGCGAGCTTTTATTGTACGCTGTCACCGGTCGACGGAGACGGGACACAGCTCAGCGTCTACGCACGGTTTACTGGCGGCGCGTCGGATTACACGTATAAGCGCTCAATCGACATCCGCATCACGGGCGTCGGGACGTTCTCGTTCGATTCGAGCGAGGTCGGCGGTGGGACGAGCACCTTTGTCGGCACGATCACAGGCCTGTTACCGGGCACGGCATACGAATGGATATGCAACCTGT